CCTGACCAATGAACTCTATTGGTAACTGAATTTGTTCTTCCTGTTACTAAGAAATCTCTTATGACTGCAGAAAAAGTAAATACAGGTGGAGATCCACCTAGATCTGCAAATAAGGAAGAAGAACCCACTACAAATTTTTGTGGTGTATCAACTCCGTTAGAAGCAATAACTGTTGTTCCAAAAGCAGAGAAGTACCATAAATTTGAAGCACCTAAAGCATAGGTAGCACCAGATTTATTGACTGCAGAAAATGTATCGTTTGATAATTTATATAGTTTAGTTGGATCGCCTGCAAAAGTATAAACATTACCATCATTATCCTTAGTTGAAAATGCACCAAAGCATTGTCCATCTAAAGCATTAGATTTAACTGTTGATGTTTTAAATGGTTTATAACTGACAGCTGCAGGAAATACATTCGTTGCAGTTGTAGCTCCCTTATTTAAATGATCAGGTAAATCAGGTAGCCATTCTCCAAAAGGTACTTGCATTATCTGTTCCTATAAAATGATAGATCGGTTTGAACATCTGTTCTTTGAACTACAGGTGCTCCGCCATATGAATCTTGTTTGTCGTTATTTTCGCATCGTTCTAATGCTGCAATATACATTTGTAACCAACCTTGTACTTGTTGTTGATCCATTCCACCTAAGAAGTTAGATGAATGATAAAGACTTCCATACAAATAAATCCCAGGATGTTTATCTAAAATATAATTGGTTGCATTGGAAATACTAAGAGCTGCGATATTTTTGTAATATGATAAGTAACCAGTATAAGTAGTATCAGGTTTAGGACCAAATCTAAATTGTTCAGTTTCATTATCTGCTTCTATCGTATAAGAACGAGGTCTTCCTGTTCTTGAACCACCTCTTATTTCAAATAAGTTATGGGGTGTAATATATTCTAGTGGATATTTTGTACTAGATAATAAAAGATAAAATGATCTAACAGAAATAAATCCTGTTGGTACAGTTTCAGTTTCTTCATCAATAGTCACAGTATCAATCTGTTCCATTTGTCTTATTCTTAACTTAGCATTAAAATCTGCTTCAGTAAGTTTAATAAAGTCATCAGCTATCTCATCAGTCAAATCACTTCTATTTAACCAGTTAGCAATTGATGCTTTTAATTCTGTATACGTTGATATTGCCATTATAAAGATCCTTCTGAAGTTTTGAAATATCTAAACTCATTACTATTCAGTTTAGTTCTCATTATTTTCTTTTGTATTTCTTTAGGTAAAGCCCACCAATTACGAGTACCATTATATTCTTTAGTCCAAATTTGGAGCATAATTGGAGGTACACTAGCAATCCGTCTCATATCTCTTGAGGCTGTATAGCCATCATTTTGAGTATAGAGTTTTTTATTTCTTTCCATTAAAGGATTGAGATTTTGCTGATTGTGGACAGTTAGTTTACCATCAGACTCTTGTATGTAACGAGTCTTGGTAGCATCAGCATTCCATTCGGTTGCTCTTACCTTTGTCATTATTGTGTTAGTTCAGTAACGCTTACTTTGCCATCAGAACCACCAACACGTAAAACAGCAATCTTTTCACCTTCAGATACTTTAATATATTCTACGTCATCTGCTGGAATATATGCTGTAGTTGCTGCTGCAGTAGGTGAAACCGCAATTTGAATATAAGCAGCAATTGTACTTACTACTCTTATATATTCTGTATTGGCTCCAAATGCTGAACTAGCACTTGATGAACTTCCTGCAGTTAAAACTTGCTGTGTGCTAAATCTTAATCCGTTCATATTTTGTTTTCCTTTTGTTTAGGATATGTTCCCAGAACGTTCCAGGAACATTATCCAAATTAATTATCTTCTTATTACAAATGTTACGTTAAGTTTTTTAGTACCACTTGATGCACCATCAGTAATCATTTCGATAGTTCCATCTTCTGATAGTTCATTTGCTGCAGTAGGTTCTGCTGTATCTACATCACCTGCTGCTGATCCTGAATATGCAACAGTTATGCCGCCTCCAGTTACTGCAGTTCCACCTATTTCAAAAGATATTCCTGCATTTACAGATGTAATTGCACCTTGAAGTGCAGTTATAATTTTAATTATTTTGCCTCCGTCAGGTACAGGTACGAAAGTTGATGATGCTGTACTGACATCTGCGATTGCTGCGTGTAAAAAATAGTCGTTTAATGTTCTCATTTTGTTCCTTCATTGTTCCGCCCTTAACCCCTCTCAAGACTTCAATGTTATTATAGTGGTAGGCGAGTAGATTTGAGGTTACTCGCCTATCCAAGTGCTATTGATTAGCTAGTTGTTACGTCTGCTACAACGCCTGAAGCGCCTTCATTTCTTGATTCTAGAGTTGCCTCTAAAAGCAATTGTCTTTTGTCTGCGTCTCCAGTTTTTGCAATATCATGCATTGTGAAGTCTCTTAAGAAAGCTACTCCCCAATAATCCATGTCTAATACCCAAGCATCTCTATCTCTAGAGAACCTGTTAGGTACTACTTGTAGTTGACCGAAGTCAGAAGCGTAAACATCTACTGATGTGTATAAAGTTGCATCAGCACCTGCGTCAAATCTAGTACTGTTACCAGTGAATCCTGACAATTTTTGTTTATTGAAAGGTCCAACCATAATCATAGTTGGATTTCCACCAGCATTCCATACTGATTTAATTACAGATTTCAAGAGAGACTCTGTGAAAACTCTTTGAGTTCCATTGCCAGCTGCGGTATTACCCAAGCCACCAGATGTTCCAGAAGTTCCCATGTTGTCATTAGTAGCAACCCATGATCTTAAGCCACCAGCTACTCTTGCTGCTGTTGCTGAACCTGTTACTTCAGCATTGTTAGAACAAAGAGATGCTTCAAAATCTCTCTTTAGTTCTTTTGCTTTTTTAGCTATTTGATAAGCGATCTCAGATGCTCTACCAGCTTTATCTACTGCTTCTTGCGTACCTGTAATACAGATAGCCTTGTCCATAATTTGACAAGAGTTAGATAATCTAGTTGTTGCAGTAAGAGCATCTATAGTTACTTCATCACCTTCGATAACTTGATTAGTTGTGACTGCTGCTGCCAGCGAGTCTGTTTGCCATTCATGTAGAACTGCAGTTGCTTTTGTTTTAGCTGCAGAACTAAGAAAAGGCGTGTCCGTTGGTGAGATGTTATAAATAACATCCGACAGATCTTCACGTTCACCAATGGAATCATACGTGTCAAACGTGTCACTAAATTGTGCCATTGTTTTATTTCCTTTGTTGAGATTTAAGATTCATCATGTCAAGCAAAGCGTTCTGAGCATCTTTAAGATGTCCAGTTTTCTTTAATCGACCGATTTTATTTCTTATTCCCTCTCTACCTGAACTTGCACTTGATTTGGCTATTCCAGATTTTACAACTCTAGGTGCGTTAGCTACCTTCTTCTGGGCTATAGGTCTTTTATCTTTAACAGATTTATAACTCATAGCATCTCTAATCACCATTAACATTCGATGATCAGCCAGACTCCCAATTTCACCATCATTAAATCCATAACTTCTAAGCGTTGTACGCATATTGGTTTTGAATTGGTCGGTTTTATTAGGATCGCTGTACTCTGGTATATTAGCCGCTGCTAGGTCTCTTTGGGCAGTAACGTACTCATCGTATTGTTGACGATAAGCCTCCTGTGCTTTAGACTTCATTCCATCTAGCTGCCTTTGTTGTTCTCTTAACTGGTAATCCAGTCGTGCTGCAGATGTTGGATCTTCGTCATAAAGTTTTTGGAGATCTTTACTACCTTGTTGTTGTCTGATGAAACCATCAGCAGTTCCAATCAAGTCGTTTAGTTCCGATAAACGAGTATCATAAGATTGACGAAAACTCTCCTTTTGATTATCAAGATCTCTTCTCTCTTAACCTAAAGAATGAGTTTTTTGTCGGTAATCCGAGTCTCGTGAATAACCTGCTTTCAGCTCATCGAGGGTAACCTCTAACTCTTGACCGCTAACTTTAATGCGGTGGAGTTCGGGTTCCTCTGTTTCTGTTTGCGTTTCTTCTTCGATTTCGGGTTTTTCAGTAGCTACTTCTTTGGGAGTTTCTTCAGACTCTGATTGACTCTCTTTTGAAGGTTCCTCTTTGATCTCTTGAGGTTGCTCTGAGGGGACTGCTTCTTTTTTCTCTGGTTCTGTTTGTCCTTCTTTAGGATTCAGAAGTCCAGATATTTTTTGAGCAGCACCTTGAACAGTCTGTTCTTGTGCCATTGTAACGTTCCTCCTTGTGGGTTGACGTGTAACGAGCTCCTAGAATAGGTTAGCTCTTGTTTAAAAGCTCAAGATCTTTTTGAGCTAGTTTTCCGCCTTCAATGATAGACTGTAAATGTCCTCGGATTTTATCGACCATATTATAAGCCATCCAAAGGGATCTACGTTTTTCATCGTCAGCAAAATTTGTATTGAAGATCTCTTGTTTATAAGTTTCTAAAAGATCTTCGAATGCTGTTTTAAGAATTGGATCCTGTAGTAGGATCTGGGCGCTCTTGCCCTTTCTGATCTGTTCTTCTATTTTGTTCATCACCAAAGAATTGTTGTTGACCTTTTACTATCTCTTTCATCAAATCACCTGATTTGTTGAGATCTGTTTGTTCTAACATACTTCTACGTTTAAGTTCAAGCTCATCTATCTTAGATCCGTATTTCAATTCTAATTCTTTAATCTTAATTTCAAAATCAAGCAGCTGTTGTCTCATTCTGCCTTCAATTTCTTTTAGTGTTACATTCGCATTTAATTGTGCACGTTGGTTTTCACCTTGTACTTGAGCTAATGTAACTTTTTCAAATTCAGTTGGTGGTTTAGGTGGCAACTGAGGCATTTGAGCTGCACCTACGTCAGGATCCATGAAATAGGGTTCTATTCCATTAAGTCCTGCGTTCTCTACTAATTTCTTTAAACTATTATATATATTCCTAAGATTAACCATTGGACCAAATACATTTTGTTGTAAGTTTATTGCCTGCATTTGTCGTTCCAATATAGCGTTCATAAGAATGAGTTGTTGTTCTTTTGATCCTGTTCCTAATCCTACCTGGACAGTAACATTAACTCTATCCTTCCATTCGTAAGGTCTCATAGGAATATACTTGCCTCTAATTCTTACGATTTTTTCTTTTTGTTGGTACTTGCATACCAGTTCAAATATTTTTAAAGCTAGATCCTTTACACCTGTTTCAGCAAAGATTCTGGCGATTAACTCCATTCTCATTTGTGATTGTGTCAGAATTTGGTTTTGACCAGTCGCTGTTTTATTTAAGGTATTTGAATCTAGCCCTTGTGATTGTCTTGTTATTCCTGTTCGTGTTTCTTTAACAGAATCAAGGTAACTTAACATTCCACTTGCTTGTTCAGTAATCGGTTGTGCTGGAAGAGGCATCATAACATTCGATGGTGGTTGTTTTGTTCTAACAATTCCACCTGGTCTATTAGTTAAAAGGTCATCCATAGCCACTTGTCCGTCTTGAACAGCAACTCTGTTATTATTGGTTAGATACATGTTATCTAACATTTGTCTCATAACAGTCGATTTAATTAATTGAATATCTTCTACGAGTTCAGATACAGATCTACCATGAAATCTGTGTGGCATGATCACAGGTGTTACGGAAATAAATGGAAAGTTATCTACTTCTTCCATATCTATTATCTTACCTGTTCCAGATCCTGCAGTTGTAATCTTTAATAATTCTGCCTTACCATCATCATTAACATCTAGTTTGATGTAGCATTCATAGATTAAAATATCATTTGTACTTTTATCACCTTCACTAGCTCCGTGTGAGAAATCTATGTTCTGGTGTCTTACAAATTTATCTTCTGTAAAGAAGTCGGTATCACCCGTAGGTAATCCCTCAACAAGATCTTTATCATAGCCCATCTCAACAAGTTCTGTTCTTGTTTTGTTCGTTCTATGACATACAAAATTTGCAGAATTAATGTCTTTACTTCGTCTTGAAATTAAGAATTCTTCTGGAGGAACTGGTTCAATTCTGACCTGTCCGTATAATCTTGTTCTATGAATAACTACATCATGAAGAGTTACTTTGTCTAACTCTTTTCCTTTTTCGTCTAAAATCGGTTCTTCGTATTCAGAATGATTTCCAACTTTAACTTCTGGATCTGCAACAAGATCATTAAATTCATCTTCAGTTAATCTTGTATATTCTTCTCTTTCAGTTTTATTAGAATCATCCCAATAAACTTTTAAGATTCCATTCTTTTGAATCAATGCATCTTTAAATGCAGAGTAAAGAGCCAGGAATCCTGAGTTCTCTTTATAAAAAATATAGTTCAGGTAGTCAGAACATTGACGTGCCATTTCATCGTCTTCTGGTCCAACGCCTTCGCAACTAAATACATTGTCTCCTGCAGTAAAAATTCTCATTAAGGAAGGCATGAGACTTTCTACTGTATCAAGTACATCATTGGATATTACCTGAGAACGACCTTCTTGTTCGTTCCCTAAAGGCATACCTAAATAATACTCTAATGATTTTTTTCTACGAGATACTAATTCCCCACCAATAAAACCTGATGCGTTATGTATCTCTCTGCTTAAAACTGCTAATATATCTTTTTCTGATTTTGCCATTATACTATATATTTCGTATCTACTTTAATTGGTTTCTCCCATTCACTCATATCAATCGGTTCATGCACAGCTCCGTATCTTAATGCGTCTGCTGCGTGTGAACACCAATCGTGAAGAGGTTTGTTTTTAAATACCTGGTTCTTATCATCCCATTGTTTCCGATATTGTCTGACAGCATCTAAACCTAATTTACATTTAACTCTATCGAAGTAACAATTCGGTAACATATTTCTCACAGATTCTATTCCGTGATCAATTTCTAATTTAGGAGCTACTTCAAAATCTATTCCTAATTCATTGGAAACTTCCAATCTAGATTTTCCTGTTCCTAATTCTCTTGCCTGAATATCATGAGGAGCTATATGACGTTCATAAGCATAACCTTTTTCTTCAAGTTTATCTGCATAATGTGCTAAAGATTCTCCCGAAGTTTCGTAATAGTCTATGAGGTGTATTTCCTGTCCCACTCGTTGAGCAAACCAAATTGCTGTTGAGTCACCTATACCTAAATCCCACCACGTTTCTACACCTACGTTTGTATCAACAGGCACGGATCCGATTCTTCCATCATTGTCGGCTTTCGTTATTAATCTTCCGTAATAACTTCCTGAGACCGCTGCAGTAAAAGAACATTCGAACTCTTGTTCGTACTGTTCTTCGGTCATTATGGAACGTGCCTGTGCCAGTTCCTCAACTGGAATCACCTTGGTATCTGATGCTCTATACATCTTACCCATCCAGTCTTTATGACCTCGTTGGGCGTAATCATAGACTTCCCAGAATTGATTATGTCCCATGGGTGTTCCGATAAACATTACCCAGCCTAATTTGTCAGAAATAGCTGGTCTAATGATCTCAGTCCATACCCTCGGTGACATAATTGCATATTCATCCAAGACAACTCCGTCAAATCCCATTCCACGGATACTGTCAGGATGATCTGCACCAAATATTTGAATTCGACTTCCGTTAAATAAATCTATTCTTAATTCAGTCTCGTTCCTACTGCCTCCTAAATACATAAGAGGTTTTGTGTAAAATTTTAAATACTCCCAGGCTATAGATTTACCTTGTCTATAAGTTGGAGCTATGAATGCACATAATGATCTGGGTTTGTTTGCTGCAGTCTTGATCATTTCGTTGACTGCTAAAACTGTTTTACCAAATCGTCTATGACAAACTAATACTGTGAATCTTTTTTTATTATCGTGAACTTCTTTTTGATATTCCCTAGGTTTATAAGGAATGTTTATAGTTCTAGTTTTTTTGCCACTCGACTTTGATTGCAATTGGTTCATCGGATCCTATTCGTGAAGTTGAAGATGCAAGTCTTGGATGAACGTAAGGTGCAGCTTTTTCAGCAGCATACATTTTACGTTCAGGGGAAGACATAGGATTATTTAACACAGCCAAAAGATAATCTAAAGGAGAATGTTGATATTTAATTGACATTTCCTCCATAGACTTCCATTGTGAAGGCTTACTTTTGGATCCGAAAGGTCTTCCTGCACCTTCTCGTTTGCCTCCACGATTTGGAATCTTTTCTTCAGGCTTATCTGAATGAAGTCCGCCCTCGTTTTCGTATGTTTTTTGTTCTGCGTCAGTCATTATAAAAACCACTTCCCACCTGAAGCCCATTTTTTTCCAGCTAGTGGTCCTTGTCCAAATTTTAATCCTTTAGCATATTTGCCAGGTTTTCTAGCTCCTTTAACAGCTAAAGTTGCAGCTATAGATAAATAGGGATGTCTGAAAGCTGTTTTAGCTAGACTATAAGCTGCTTTAAATGGAGTAAACTGTATACCTCTTGTGGGTTTAGTCCAAGTCTTTAGCTCTGTTTTCCAATTGAATTTTTTTTTTGCCATTATCTTTTCCTTTTTCTTGCCATTTTTTTAAATGTCTTTGCTAAGTTATATCTGCGTGTGCCTGGTCTACAAGTAGGTCCACCAAACTTAACACCTGTGCAGACACCTTTTGTGCCTCTACGTTTAATGGACCTATTGGCTTTTTGTATCCAGCGTTTCTTTGCCATCGCTAGCTATATCTAACTTTTTTCTTTTTCTTTTTTGCGTATGCTTTAGCTTTTTTCTTACCAGCTTTAGTATATGCAAACTTCTTTTTTCCTACTTGTGGCATAGTACCTCCTATTAAATAAATCCTTTTCTTTTAAGTTCCTTATATCTTGGATCGGATTTTTTTAATTTTCCTAAATTATCACTTTTAGCAGCAGAATACAAACCAACGCCACTTAGCCCAACAGCTCCAGCAGTATATTTGCCTTTG